AGACATCCGTCGTGGACGATGGGATGCTCTTGATATTGTAGAAGAGATGTTTGCAGTACAAAAGAAATATGAACCCTATTACTTTGTAACAGAGAAGGGTGCAATTGAAAAAGCTATTGGTGCTATTTTAAGACGTGAGCAAATAGCTAGACAAACATATATGAACTTACATCCTATGACTCCTACTAATGATAAGCAGTCAAGGGCAAGAAGCTTTCAAGCACGGTTTAGAGCAGGTGGTGTTAAGTTTGACAAGACTGCTGAGTGGTATCCTAATCTAGAAGAAGAGATGGTTAGGTTTCCAAAAGCAAGACATGATGACCAGGTTGATGCTTTAAGTTGGTTAGGACTTGTAGTTGATCAAGTTCAAAGTGCTGATACTCCTGAAGAAGAAGAACAGTACGAATACTTACAATCATTAAAATCTGATACAAATAACGGACGATCAAAGGTTACGGGATACTAAAATATGGAATTAGATGTAAAGATTAAAATTGAAAAACTCTTAACATCACCTAACATTGCTGAAATGTTAGATGAACAAGAACTTCATACTATTGGAGCTACTGTACTAAGAGAGTTTAATATAGATAAAGAATCTCGTAGTATGTGGGAACAACGTGTAGAAGAAGCTATGAAGTTAGCACTACAAGTTGCAGAAGCTAAATCATTCCCTTGGTCTGGTGCTTCTAATGTTAAGTTTCCTCTTATTACTATTGCTGCACTACAGTTCCACAGTAGAGCTTACCCAGCTTTAATACCTTCTAATCAACTTGTTAAACTAGATGTACCAACATACTATGATTCTCAAGAAGATAGTACAGACATTGTTAATAGTCCTTATGAAAAGGCTAAACGTATTGAAACACACATGTCTTATCAGATCCTTACTCAAGATGAGAACTGGGAATCTGAAATGGACAAAGTACTTATTACAGTACCTATTGTTGGTTGTGCATTTAAGAAAACATATTGGGATTTTAATACTAACCATCCTGTTTCTGAAAATGTATTAGCAAAAGACTTTGTTGTATCTTATTGGACTAAGAGTTTAAAAGACTGTACACGTCAAACTCATGTAATCTATTTATCAACTAATGATGTTATTAGTAGACAACGTAGAGGTCTATGGCTTGATGTTAAGTTAGGTCGTCCTATCTTACAACCACAAGATGATTTAACAGTAGCACAAGATAAGCAACAAGGTACAGAAGATTATAATACAGATTCTGGTACTCCATATGAGTTCCTTGAACAACATCGTTGGGAAGACTTAGATGGTGATGGTTATAAAGAACCATACATTATCACAGTACATAGACCTACAGGTAAAGTAGTTCGCATAGTATCAAACTATTTAGAGTCATCTATTTTAAGAAATGATAAAGGTGAGATTATTAATATCACACCTGAAACCTATTTTACTAAGTATCCATTCATTCCATCACCAGATGGTGGTTTCTATGATATTGGTTTTGGTATATTGTTAGGACCTTTAAATGAATCTATCGATACTATTATTAATCAGCTCATTGATGCTGGTACTATGGCTACGACTGCAGGGGGTTTCCTCTCCAGAGGAATTAAAGTTCGTGGAGGTAATTATAATTTCGCTCCTCTTGAATGGAAGCATGTGGATTCTACTGGAGAAGACCTTGCTAAGGGTATCGTACCTCTACCAGTAAGAGAACCAAGCCAAGTACTATTTACACTATTACAAACATTAGTTAACTATGGTGAGCGTATTGTTGGTGCTACTGACATTATGGTAGGTGAGAATGTTGGTCAAAACACACCAGCTCAAACATCACAAACAATGGCAGAGCAAGGTATGAAAGTATTCTCTGGTATATTTAAACGTATCCATAGATCACTTAAAGAAGAACTTAGAAAAGTTTATAGACTTAATCAACTATATCTTGTTGGTGATATTGAGTACCCACAAGGTTTTATTAGATCAATAGACTATTTAATTGATAACTCTACATTAAGACCTTTAGCTGACCCTAATGTAGTAACAGATGCTCAACGTATTATGCAAGCTCAAGCATTAATGCAAACAGCTGCAACTATACCTGGTTTTAATATGTATGCAGTAACTAAACGTTATTTAGAAGCTCTTAAAGTTTGTAACATTGAGGAAGTATTACCAAACCCACAAGGTCCTAATGCTGTACCTCAGACTCCAGATCCAAAAGTACAACTTGCTACTATTAAAGCACAAGTTGATATGAATGACATTAATAAGAAAACTCAAGTTGCTTTAGCTAAGTTACAAGAAGACTCAAGAGTAAATGAAGCTAGAATCTTAAAACTACAAGCAGAAGCACTACTTGCTTTAGAAGAAGCAGACGATGTTCCTAGAAACAATATGATTGCTTTAATCCAAGCAGAGATTGGTGCAGCTAAACATAAACAACAAAGTTTATTTGATTCTATTAAGTTCTTAAAAGAAATGATGCCTCAAGCAGGCAACCCAGAAAGTAATGGATCATTAAAGTCAGATATTAGTTCTAAAATAGTTCAAGGAGAGAATGTAAATGGTAGTAACCAAGGAGGAATTCCTGGAATGGAAGGAGCACCCAGCGACCAAAGCGTTGTTGAAGGCACTCCGCAGTGACAGGGAATACATGAAAGAAATGGTGGTTCGTGGTAACACAGCCAACGTTGAAGAAGTAAAAGGTAGATGTAATGCAATCATGAGTATCTTAGATTTAACTTATGAAGACTTAGTAGAAGGAGCAAGAGAAGATGCAAAATACTAGTGGAATTCACCCAAAGGGTCACAGAGTTTTAATACTCCCAGATCCAGTGGAAGAAGTAACACAAAGCGGTATTATTGTTTCAGTTGGTGAAAACCGAGATAGGGAAAGACTAGCACAACTAAAAGGTACTATTGTCGAATTAGGCAATACTGCATGGTTAGACCAACCAAGCCCATGGGCAAACGAAGGCGATCATGTAATCTTTGGTAAGTACTCTGGTTTAATCTATAAGGGTGCTGATGAAAAAGAATACCGTATCATTAATGATTTAGATGTTGTAGCAATAGTAGACTAGGAGAAAACATGTCAGAAGAAAACAAAGTAGTAGAACCTGTTCAAGAACCAGACCAACAACAAGGAAACGAAGTTTTAGAAAAAGAAGCTCGTGTATTTGGTTGGGTACCTAAAGAAGAGTTTAGGGGTTCAGAAGATGATTGGGTAGATGCAGATACATTCGTAAAACGTGGTAAGGAAATTAATCCTATACTTCGTAAGAACAATGAACTTCTTATGAAGAAACTAGATGAAAAAGCTAGAGAGATTGATACCATTAAAAAGGATGTAGAACAGTTCAAGAAGTTCCAAAAGGAATCTTTTGATAAAAAGAAAGTTGAACTTGAATCTGAAATCGTAGCCTTAAAGTCTCAAAAGAGAACAGCGATAGCTGAGGGTAACGGAGATCTAGTAGTAGACCTAGATGATCGTATTGACGAACTAAAAGAAGCACAGCGGGAAGCTAAAGCGGAGAGTAAAGCTCCACCGCCACAAGCAGAACCTACACCCGTAGCAGTAGACCCTGAGATCTCAGCATGGCTAGACCGTAATAAATGGTTTGGTCAAGATACTGAGTTAACAGAAATGTCTAATGCATTAGGTGCTAATGTAAGAAAGCAGTTCCCTCACCTAACAGGTCGTGAGTTTCTTGATAAGATAGATGAAAAGCTTGCTGACTATTTTCCTGAAAAGTTTATGAAAAAACCTAAGGTTAATTCTGTAGACAGTTCAGGTAGTGTAAGGTCTAGTGGTAGTAGCGGTAAAAAGTCTTATGACAACTTACCACCAGAAGCTAAAACAGCATGTGATCGATTCATTAAAAATGGATGGATTAAATCTAAACAAGAATATGTAGACAGTTACGACTGGAATTAAGGAGAAAAACTATGGCTAAAGCATTAACAATTGAAGAAAAGAAAGAAGCAGCATTAACTAGAACTGAAGTTGAACGTCCTACACGTGAGCGTGTTAGAAACGTATTTAATGGAACTCAAGCTAAGCTGACTGTAAATCATCAAATCCCTGGATATAAACTGCACATCTTTAATGATGAGCCAGGCCGTGTCCAGACCGCAATCGATGGAGGTTGGGAATTTGTAACTCCTGATGAGGTGGGCGGTGTAAAAGATAGCGTTACATCTGGTAATACAGATCTAGGAGAAAAGGTAAGATACCTCGTTGGTACAAGTGAGAAAGGTGATGGACTTTATGCCTACTTGTTAAAGATTAAACAAGAGTGGTGGGAAGAAGATCAAAAAGAATTACATAAACGAAATGATCGAGTAGATGATGCAATCCGTGGTGGTGTAAATGTCAAAGAAGGTACGTCCTCTGAAGGCTTCTATACTCCTAAGGGCGGTATTAACTACAAAACATAAACTTAATTTCTAAAAGGAAATAAAATGGCTAACGCAAATACCCCTCGTGGACTTAGCCCAGTAGGTACAATTACTGGTGCTGCGTACAACGAACAAGGTCGCCTTTACGCTATCGCTAACGACGGAACAAACACATACGCAATTGGTGATGTTGTTAAAGTTGCAGGTTCAAGCGATACAAATGGTGTACCTTACGTAACAAAAGCGGCTTCTACTGATACACCAGTTGGTGTTATTGTAGGTATCCGCGTATCAGATCCAGGTGTATCTCTAGTAGGTACTACATTGGCTCTAAACACAATCTATCTACCACTTAACTCTGGTCTTCGCTATGTATTCGTAGTTGATGATCCTTCAGTTATTTTCGAAGTAGAAGGCGATGCTACAGGTGTAGCGGCTGCTGATGTGTTCAAGCTTGCTGGTTTAACTATTACAGCTAACCAAACAACACTTGCACAATCATCACCGTTATCTAATACAGTATTGAACGCTTCTTCATTCCTTGCTTCTAGTGCTTCTGGCTCTTTAGCATTGCCATTACAAATCATTGGTTTAACACAGTCAGTTAATAATGCTGCTGGTGCTTATGCTAATGCATTGGTAAAATGGAACAAGCATCAATTCCTCAACCCAGTTGGCACGGCTTAATAAGGAGAATATAACATGGCTGGTATTATAACAACCGCTTCACACCCTAAGGCCCTTTGGCCTGGGATCAAAGCATGGTGGGGTCAAGTCTACGATGAACATAAAGAAGAATATTCTCAATTGTTTGACAGTGACACATCCTCAATGAACTATGAAGAAGATGTTCAACTTACAGGTTTCGGTTTAGCTCCAGTTAAATCCGAAGGTTCTGGCGTTGCATACGATTCAGAAATTCAAGGTTTCACAACACGATACACTCACGTTGCTTACGCACTTGGTTATATCGTAACAAAAGAAGAGTTAGATGACAACTTGTATGAACAAGTATCACGTCGTAGAGCTGCTGCATTAGCTATGTCTTTCCGTCAAACGAAAGAAAACATTGGTGCAAACATCTACAATCGTGCATTTAACGGTACATATCTAGGTGGTGACGGTGTGTCTTTAGCTTCAACAGCACATCCTAACACATCAGGTGGTACGTTTGCTAACAAACCAACAGTTGACGCTGATCTTTCTGAAGCTTCTTTAGAAGATGCATTAACAGCAATTATGGGCTTCCAAAATGACCGTGGTCTTTTGATCAATGTTATGCCAAGAAGTTTAATTGTTGCTCGTCAAAACTTCTGGAATGCACATCGCATTCTTAAGTCAGCATACACACCATCAACAGCAAACAATGCAGTGAACGTTTTAGTAGCGACAAATGCTTTACCAGAAGGTATCGTAATGAACCACTACTTAACATCACCAAATGCATGGTTTGTTAGAACTAACATCCAAAACGGTCTCAAGTACTACTCACGTGTTGGTATTCAATTTGATCAAGACAATGATTTTGATACAATGAATGCTAAGGCTAAGGGTTACGAAAGATACTCATTTGGCTGG